CCTTCATACTTTATACACGGAGTAGAGCCAGTAACAAAAGGTATTAGATATTCCGTAGTAACATGGATGGTAGGACCATACTTTAAATAGGAGATTTTATGTTAAGTATTTTATCAGCAATACTAGGCTTTGCTACATCAGGTTTACCTAGTGTATTAGATTTTTTCAAACAAAAAGGCGACCAAAAGCATGAAAGAGAAATGGCACAGATTGAAATGCAAAGAGCTATGGAAATGGCTAAAGCAGGTTATGCCTCGCAAGAAAGAATCGAAGAACTTAGGACAGACCAAGTTGAGATGCAAACCTATGCAGAAGAAAGAGCAGCGCTTTATAAGCATGATGAAAAACTCTCGGAAGGCGCGGCTGGTTGGGTTCTTACTCTCCGTGCTAGTGTTCGCCCCATTGTCACCTATATTTTTCTTTTTCTTCTATTATTTGTTGATATTACAGGAATGATATGGGCGATGAAATCAGGTGCTCATTTTGCAGAAGCAATGGATATAGTATTTAGTGATGAAGAGATGGCTATCGTAGCTTCTATTATTGGCTTCTGGTTTGGAAGCAGAACTTGGGAAAAGAAATAAGGATGACTCATGAAAACATCGGAGGAAGGGATTGCCCTTATTAAAGCGTTTGAAGGCGTGGTTAAAAAACCTTATAAGTGTCCTGCTGGATACTGGACTGTGGGCGTTGGTCATCTTATCACTCGTTCTCCTGAGCTCCCTAGTGATTGGGATAGGACAATGGGAAATGATGAAATCGACGACCTACTACGAAAGGATTTATTAAAGTTTGAAAATGGAGTACTTCGTTTGTTACATCCTGTGCAACCAAGTCAATCTGAGTTTGATGCTCTTGTCAGCTTTAGCTTTAATCTTGGTTTGGGGACATTTCAGCGATCGACGGTGCGGTCAGCTTTTAAGCGTGGTGATAAAAAGAGGGCTGGAGAAGTTCTTCTAAAATATCGACGAGCTGGTGGTCGCATACTAAAAGGTCTAGTTAGACGAAGATTTGCAGAACATGCATTATTAATGCGGAATAATAAAGATGCCATTAACTAAATTAGTATTTAAACCTGGAGTCAATCGAGACAAAACTAACTACTCACAAGAAGGTGGTTGGTATTCATGCGATAAAATACGCTTTCGTCAAGGCTTTCCAGAAAAGATAGGCGGTTGGGAAGTTCAAAACTTTAACCAATACGTTGGTGATGCTCGTAGCTTATACTCTTATAATACACTCACAGGTGATAGTGTGTTTGGCATTGGTACTAACAAAAAAATGCATATTGCTGCGGGTACCACAGTTTATGACATTACTCCTATTAGAACAACATTTACAACAACTGCTACTGATAATTGTTTTGCAACGGATGGTTCAACTACAACAGTCACTGTAACTATTACAGGACATGGAGCTCTTGATGGCGACTATGTAACTTTTAGTGGTGCGACAGGCCCTGTAGGTGGTGTACCTGCAAGTGAACTTAACGCTGAACATGTAATAACTTATGTTGATGCAAACACATTTACCATTACAGTAACAACTGCGTCTACCTCTGTTGTAGCTGCGGGGGGTGGTACAGCGATTAGTGCAGCGTTTCAATGGAATACAGGTTATGGTGTTGCTACACTAGGCTATGGTTGGGGTACAGGCACTTGGGGTAGAGGTACATGGGGTTCAGGTTCGACTGTGCCTATTTACTTAGAGCCTAGAACCATCTTTCAAGATAAATTTAATAATGACTTAATTTTTAATGTTAAAGATTCTTTTATATACTATTGGACGTACTCCACTAGCTTTGGTAATCGTGCGGTTTATCTAAGTTCTATAGCAGGTGCGGTAGCCGTTCCACAACAAGTTAACTTAATATTATTTGCTCCAACAGGGCATTTGTTTGCTATGGGTTGTACTGAATATGATGCTGGAGCTGCCTCCCCTGACTATTTAGGAAGTTATGATCCACTATTAATACGTTGGTCTAATGTAGATGCAACGGTAGGCCCTGAACCTGAAAAATGGCAACCCACAGCTACCAATACTGCAGGTTTTTTACGGATTAAATCAGGCTCTGAAATTATATCTGCTATTAATACTAGGCAAGAAACACTTGTATGGACTGATTACTCATTAACCTCTATTCAGTTTTTAGGTACACAAGAAGTGTTTGGCTTACAAGAATTATCTGCATCGATTAGTATTATGGGCCCTAAAGTTGTAGCAGAAGCAAATAACATGGTGTTCTGGATGGGTAACGATAAGTTCTTCGTCTACTCTGGACGTGTAGATACATTGCCTTGTACACTCAAACGTCATGTGTTTGACAATATTACAAGAGAACAAGCAAGTATTTTCTTTGCGGGCACTAACCGTGAGTTTAATGAAGTTGTTTGGTTCTATATGTCTGGTAATACTGGGGCTACGGATATTGATAGCTATGTTATTTACAATTACCAAGAACAGATTTGGTATTATGGTTCATTAGAAAGAACTGCATGGATTGACGCTACGATTGCAGATCACCCAACAGGACTTAGTAATGGTTGGGTATATAGCCATGAAAAAGGTAATGACGATGGACAACCACTAGGCGCTGCACCTGTAGGTATTAGTGCTTATATTCAGTCTGCTGATATAGATATTGGTGATGGCGATCAGTTTATGTTAACACGTCGTATTATTCCAGATGTTGACTTTACTGATTCTGATTTAAATAACTCTGTGACAGGCGCTGCCTTAACACCTGAAGCTACCATTACAGTAGGGGTTAGAAACTTCCCAGGTGCTACAGCAGCTACAACAGATGTAACAGGTTCTACATTAGCAAGAGATGTTGTAACTGCGACTGCTCCTGCGACATCAACTGCGATTATTGACCAATATACTAACCAAGTTTATGTTAGGGCTCGAGGTCGTCAGATGAACTTTAAGATTGAAAGTGATGGTATAGGTGTGCAGTGGCAGTTAGGTATGCCAAGAGTTGATGCAAGGCCTGATGGTAGGAGGAGCTAATGGCTCATCAGAATACCCCCAAGGCACCTAACTTAGTATTAACAGAGCCTGATTATAATATACAGAACGAGTCACAGTTTAGAAACCAGCTGCGTATTTATTTTAATCAGTTAGATTCAGCAAACGAAGCTTTATATGGAGGTGTAGGTGGGTATCATATTAACTTCCCTCACATCTCAGCCTATAGCGAATCAGACTTGTATGCAACCGCAGATGATACAGCGACTAAAGTAGCGTGGTCAGCAACAGATGATGTGCAAGGGTTTACCTTAAATGCTAATAATACAGCTACTCCAGACCATGATGGCACATACAAGATTGAGTATAGACTACAAGCGGTTAATACAGATAATACATCGGAGCATGATGTAGTGGTTTGGATGCAGATTAATGGAGTTGATTTAGCAAACAGTGCGACTAAGTTTACATTGCTTGCGGCTAAAAGTGCAGTTAATCCAGCATATGAATCATTAACAGGGTTTATAACATGGGAAGCTATTGCAGGAGAAGAAGTCGCACTTTTCTGGGCAACTAACAAAGCTTATTCAACATCAGGCCCAGTCAATGGAGTTTATTTAGAATATGAAGGGGCTCAAACATCACCTTATGCACACCCATCAATACCGTCTGCATATGGCGTAATACAATACATTGGGCGAGATTAAGGTTTATACGTAACACATTTAATGGTATTATACAACTTATATTAATGGATAAAATATGGATAATAGACAACTAGCACAAGGCATTGCTTCTTTAGGTAGATATGGCGATTCTATGCTTATGCATGTACGCCCAGACGAAGTTGCACAACTTCAAGCTATATCAAGAGCTAATGGAGGCGATATAACAATCAACCCAGAAACGGGGCAGCCAGAAGCATTTATTGGCGCTTTTTTACCCATGTTAGCTGGTCTTGGAGTTAGCGCTGCATTACCAGCAGGTGCTGGTATGTTTGCTCAGTATGGACTTCCAGCATTAGCAGGTGCTGCCGCTAAAGGTATTGCTACAGGTGATGCAAGTTTAGGTAATCTATTATCTGGTGCTATGGGTGGTATAGGTGGAGCCGGTATAGGTTCTGATTTAATAGGGTTTGGTGCAGAAGGCGCAGCTGCAGCAGTGCCAGAAACAACTGGAGAAATAGCAACTGAAATAGCAAAAAGTGGTACAGGCAATTTACCCGCTGGTGCTACAACAGCTACAATGAATTCAGTCCCACAAGCTATGGGCACAGAAGGTATTAGTATGTTTACTCCTGCTGGACAGCAATTTGGTAATGCTGGTCAAACATTAAGTCAAGCACCTGGTATAGGAGGCCCACTTGAATATCAATCAGTGGCTAATACATATGGAGTAACTCAAGCGCCACAACCGTTTTTTGATGCAGCTAATACTTCAATACCACAAGCAAGTGCTATGTATAATGAACAATTAAGTCCTTACGGTAGGATACGTGTTGGTCAAACAGGGTCTTCTGCTCAAAATTTACAGATGGCTCCTAAGTTTGATACCCCTGCAGGAGGTTTTGAACCACCAAAAGTCAGTGCGTTTGAACAAGGTTTAAATCAAGGAAAAGCTATAGCAGGAGATACATTTGATACAATGGGTAAGAATTTCTCTACTATGGGTAAAGGATTTGAAAAAGCTCTAGATGACCCTATGGCTTATTTCTCTTATGCAGGTGGTGGTGATAGTCCTATGTTTGGTGCAGCTAAAACATTAGGTACTCCTTTGATGGCAACTGTTGAAGCTATGACACCAGAAGTTCAACCATTTGAACTAGATAAAAGAGCATACTATGATCCTTCTAGAACTCTTAATTTAAATGCTGATACGGGTTTAAGATTAGTTGCTAAGGGCGGTCATATAAAAGGGTATAAAAAAGCAGGCACTGTTAGTGCAGAACCAGGTTCAGTTAGTCCTCCTACTTCTGGGTTTGGAGGGGGTCTAACAAGGCTTTTAACTCAAAAAGGTAATGTAAGTGCTGTTGATGGTTCTGGTAACCCTATTGATATGTCAAATAAATCTATAGTAGACATGTTAAGACAACAAGGTATTATACGATACGCTGATGGTGGTATAGCAGTATTAACACCAGATAATGGTAAAATGTTAAATGGTCAAGGGGACGGTGTGTCAGATGATATACCTGCTAATATAGAGGGTGAACAAGAAGCTGCTTTATCAGATGGTGAATTTATTGTAC